ATATTCAGTTTGTCCTTCTCCTTCACTTATAGCAGTTAATGTATCTAAATGTACTTTAGAAGAATCGCGGTTACCCCCTTCAGCCATTATTTTTTGTGCTAACGTATCGTAATTAGGTATTTTATTATAGATTTTGTACAATTCCTTTGTGTTTTCCATAATAAATCTAAATGAATTATTATCAAAAAACTTAGCTTCAATTACATCAATAATTGTTTCTCCGTACTTCTTGTCCTCAATTATTGACTTTATTAGTGATTGTTGAAATGTAAATCCCAAATACCCAAAATTCCTTTCTTCCATGTTGTGTTTTATTATATGTTAAAAATTATAGTTCATAATGTAGATATGTTGTCTCCAATTCTTCAGATGATAAAATGTCAGTTAAGTCTGACAAAATACGCTTAAGTTTTGGACGAATATCAACCGTATATCTAACCTTTGGATGGTAATAATATGCGGGGAATATCCTTTGAATAAATACATCGTCATTCAACTTAATGACCAATAAAAAATGCTCTCTGTCCTTCTCCGGAGCATCTTCCACATAGTCCGAAGATAGGAAATAATTTTGATTTTCACACAAATAATCGGAACTTTTTATTTTTAAATCCTCCGCAATATCTTCACAAATATTTCTTATATAATAATGTAAATCCATAGAACGGCGGGATTGTTCTACATGATCCTTAACATTGAAGAATCGTTGACAGATTATGTTTCCTTCTAATGTTAAAAGAAACTCAAATTTTGTGATGTCAAGTTGTTGGTTACTCATAGATTTTTACTTTAATTGTTTTTTTTTTATTTTTTTCTTTTGTTGTTAATCGAAGAAATGGGTTTATAAATTTAATCCACGAATCGTCAGATTTTGATAATAGATTGAATATTCCATCATCCCTCATCATTCTCATAGCATTTTTATATGACCTACCTTCTTGGTCTAAATTTTCATTTATCAGTAAATTTATATTTTCTTTAGCCTCATCGGTTAAAAAAGGTTCTTCCAAACTTACGATACGATTGTTTATGTCGAAAAATTCTTCACCTAATACTCCGTGTTTAGTAACACCTGTTAATAAATTCGCAATAAGTTTGTTGTGTTTGTCTTGTTGAAAGATTTCCTCACATTTGTTCTTGACTTGTTCAACAGAAATTTGAACCGTTTTTAGTTCAGGGAATACAGTTAAAAATCTTTTTACTCCCATGCCTCTAATACCTGCAATGTTGTCAGAAGAATCACCACACATCATCTTAACCAATTTAACGTTTTCGATTAAGATTTCCTCGTGGTTATATAGAATGGTATCGTTTTTTTTATAAAGTTTTCCGTGTGAGGGATTGTAAATTTGTGTGGTTTCCGAAACGAGTTGAGTTAAATCTCCGTCTGAAGAATAAATTATTTTATTTTCGTCAGGTGAATTTTGAGTATAGTAAGCGATGTTGTCATCAGTCTCACAATACTCATATTCTCCCTGTCTTACAAATAACTCCTCAAGATATTGTTTTACTCTATCTCTTTGGTAGTTATAGGAATTTAGTTCTTCTTCACTTCTAATTCTTTGTCTTCTATTTTCCTTGTAATGGATATAGATTTTCTTTCTGGTTTGTGAACCTTCCAACCCATCCCAAAATACCACTATTTTATCTAAATGGTATGTTTCAAATGATTTTCTAAGAGTATTGAGAAAATGATAAATTCCTCCAATATGTGCTCCTTTATGAAAGGCGTTCTTAACACCATAAAAACCAATCGTGAGTAAATTGTCTCCATCAACAAGTAATACCGACATTTAAAATTAATTATAGATCACTCTCTTCTGTTACAACTTCTACGTCCGTAATGTCTGTAACATTAACACCTAACATCTTACTGATGTAATCACCACTTTCTTTTTTGTACTCTTCAAGAGATTTCTTTTCTTCTCCTTCCTCTCGTCCAGCCATAAATCCGTGTGATGTAACTAAGATACGTCCATCTTCATATCCTAAACCATTGATGTGGTTTTTCATAATAGAGATTTTTGTTCTTGTTGCAATTTTAACTTTTCTCTTATCTTTAGTAATAGAGATTTTAGTTGTACCTGCTCCTTTTTGATTACCAAATAAGAAAACGATACTTGAGTTTAACCAAATTGCTTCTCCACCTTTTGCCTTAATCTTCGGTTGTCCGAAAGGATTATCAGGTAATTCTACCCAAGGTTGGTTAACAATGATTAATGTGTTCGTATAAGACTTATCTGTTCTTCTTGAACCTGAGATACGTTGGTTAATACCCATTCCAATTTTGTCAGCTAAAACCGACGCATTGTGTTGTTTACCACCTTTACCATCATAAGTCATTTTACATGGAACTGAACCTACTGAATCCCATAAGATTAATAAATCGTGAGGTAAATCTCCTTTCTCTTGTGCATCTAATAGTTCATTGATATAATCTGTGATTTGTTCAATGTATTCGAAGTCACTATTGAAGAGATAATCTCCGTCTTTATTGAAACCCATTAATTCAGCGTGGTCCCAACTCCATTTTTGTTCTGTGATAATAAACACAGGAACAATACCTTTCTTTTGTGCATCTACCGCTGACTTTACAAGTGCAGTTGTTTTACCCGTATCACTATGTCCTAATAACATATTGATGTGTCCCATTGCAGGACCTGGTATACCTGTAGCATCTAAGAAAGCACTACCCAAATCGAAAAAACGGTCTGGTTTATATTCTGCTTCTTTTGAGAATTTCTTTTTAATAGAAGAAAAATCTGTTTTTTTAATACCTGCCATGTTTGTGTTTTTAAAATGGGGTGGATATTTCACCACCCCTATGAATTAATTAGAATGGTAAATCTCCATCTACATCATCTTCTTCTTGTGGGTCAACCACAGGTGTAGATGTTTTTGGTGATGCAATTACCTCATCACTTGTAGATGATGAAACGTATCTCTTTTGGTCTGAATCCCAACGTGGGGCTTCTCCTCTTGCGACTAACTCTAAGTAGTCTTCACCCTTCTTAGCGTATACATCTGACCACGTTAATTCATCTTCTAACCATGTTTTTGCAACATCAGCATCCGTGTGTAAAACACCTGAATCTTCAGGAATGATTGAATTAATTGTTGTGTATTCTTTACCGTTACCTGATTTAGTTAATGCTAAAGAAAGAATCAAATCACGTCCTGTTTCTGCATTAGTGATATCTCCTTTATTACGGAAAATTGGGAATACTTTATCCATAATACCATCACCTTTATGGTTATGTTTAAATCTCCAAAATTTAACTCCGTCATTTTCATGGTCACGGTCAATAACCTTTACAATGTAAAATTTACGAGAGCGGTATGTACGTGCCAATTCTTTATCAGAATCAACACCAGTCATCATTAAACCTTCGTAAACCTCGTTTAATGGTGAACGCTTACCTTCTTGTTTAGGGTCGTATAATTTAACCCATTTTCCATCCACTTGAACTTCGTGGAAATAAGCCTCTACAAATGGTGAACTACCATCTTTTGTAGGTAAAATACGAATACGTCTTTCTTCACCTTTAGAACCCTTAGGTAATACGGTTGTGAAATACTTCTTCATTCTATCCTCTTGGGATACTTTGTTTGCATTGCCACTTGTGGCGTTGTTTTTGTTTTTCTCGTACTGTGCTAGTACTGCGTCAAATGTAGACATAATTGTTAAAATTTAAGTTTTTAAAACGTTATACTAAAATATACATAAAAAAACCCAGACTTGGAAATCTGGGTTAAATTATTTTAAAAGTTTTTTTTTGGTTGAATTACCAAGAAATTACATATCTTGGGTAGGTTCCCATAGTATCATACATTGTATCTACTGTATAACCGTAAGATTTTAATGTGGTAATCATTGTCGAATTTACTCTTGCACCATCCACCGTTATAGAGTATAATCCTTGAGCAGTTGCTCCAGTTACTAAACTATCTATGTAAGATAATGAACTTGTTGCTGTGTTTGATGCAATTCTTGCTGCTGAACCTGATATCATTTAATTTTGTTTTTTTAATAATTTTATTATTCTAATGTTAAAAGATAAGATAATTTATTCAATTCTCCTAAGATTTCGTCACGAATATTTAATAAATCGGTATCTGACGAGTCTAATTGCTCACTCATTTGAACCAATGCATCTCTTACTGTTGAAACCATACCTTTCATATCTAATTCAGATAAATTACTTAATTGGATTGTTTTTGTTTCCTCGTCTAAAGTAAATCTACCATATTTTCCCATTGCAGACTCAACAAATGTATCAATTAAATCACTTAATGAATTGTAAAATTCACCAAATGCGTTGTGTCTAGCATAACCTTTAGTTTGCCAATGATTTATTTTCATTTGTATCTGTAAACCTAATAAGAAGTTTACATTAGAACTTATATTCATCTTCTTGTTGTTCTGGGTTAAATGAAGTTTTTATTGTATCTGTTGGATAATTTTCAACTTCGTCTTTGGTTAACACATATTCATTTTTACCACTTGCCTGCATTTCACCTTGTTTATGTGCAAAAAATTCTTGTGGTTTTTCGTTAAATGGATATGAATCTAATGAACGCATTTCAAGTTTCTCAACTCCCGTTTTTGGTTTTGACGCCTCAACTTTAGCGCCCAATTCATCGATTTTAGCCATAACTTGGTCCATTTGGGATAATTTAGATTCTAAATCACTTAATTTGGTAAACACGTCATCCATCTTTCCAATAACATCTCCATTTTCGTTTTTGCTATCTTCAACGTCTTTTTTAAGACTTTTAGTCATATTAACTAAATCTGTAATATCAATCTCTTCCGTCGTATCGGTTTCAGCCGGTACATCCGCAGGTGCCGCCGCTGGGTCCATAGGTGCTGCAGGGTCAACTGGTGGTTCTACGGCATCCAATGCCGGGTCGGTTGGTGGTGCCACCGCATCTAATGCTGGGTCAGCTGGAGGAGCGTCTTGCTCCATTATCATCGTTTTACCATATTTGTTAATGGCTTTGTAACG